GAAAATCAAGAAATTGAAGACACTTTCGAAAGTCAAGGTGTTGCTGATCCCATGAGTATTCAAATTTGTAATCGTGTAGTTAATTATAGTCAATATGTTATGCATTCTGATAAAAGTATTTTAGGAAATGTCATGTTCCTCAAAGGTCATATAATGATGTGCAACAAACATTACATTTACATGATTCAAGTATTCCTTCGTCGCAACACTATTGATCGTAACACTATTTTGTATTTGTCAAACACTTCTGGAAATAAACTCATTGAATTCACCGTAGGATATTTATTAGATAATTTCACGCCTGTTAACAAAACTTTGTCTGATGGAACTATTGCTGAATTAGATTGCGTAATGATCCCTCTTGATCCTAAAATTGTTAAATGCCATATTCACCCTGATATTACCAAACTTTTTATTACCAAAGATGAATTGAATAGTCTAAATGGAAATAATTATGATGCTATCCTACCCACTTATAATAGTGACTTGACTGGTCGCGCTCTAGGCGTTGTAGCTGGTAAAACTAATGTTCATGTTCCCGTTGTGTCTTATAAATATTGCCGTAAATTATCCAGTTATTTAGATCGCACCCTCATTGTTAATACTCCTGATAGTACTGATTCCATCTCCTTCAGAGAATTTTGGGTGTATGATGGTTTGACAACAAATGGTGATTGTGGTTCCCCTGTTATTATTCAAAACACTCGCTGTGCTCGTAAAATCATTGGTATTCATTCTGCAGGCTCACCCAGTCAAGGTTTAAGTCAAACACTCACTCAAGAAACTATTTTAGAAACCATTAAGAAATTTGATCTCCGTTTCCAAGCTAGTTATGAAATTCCTCTTGTCATTGCTCCCGTTGAAGGTGAAATTAGTGGCTCTGTTCCTATTAAAGAAGGTTTAATTGTTGAAGGATTGATTCCCGAAGATATGAAAATTGTTGGCTCAGGTATTACTAAAATTGTTCCCTCTAGACTTCATGGTGAAATTAATGGCGAACCCAAGACTGCCCCTACAAAATTACATGCTACAAATGGTGTTGATCCTATGTATATTGGTTTAAAGAAATTCGGTAAATACACCCCTTTGATTGATGAAAAGCTTATCAAAATTGCCATTTATGATGTAAATAATAATCTTAATTTGAATCCTCTAAATTTACCCCGCCATAAGTATGCCCGTATTTTGACCTATGAAGAAGCTGTTGTAGGTGTAGAAGATGATGAATTTTTAGCCCCTTTGAACCGTGGAACATCCTGTGGTTTCCCTTACACAAAAAATTTCACTAATTTGCATGGTAAACGAGAAGCTTTCGGATATGATGATTGGACACTTAATACACCCCTTGCTAAAATTATTAAAGAAGATGTTGAAAAGTTAATTATAAATTCTAAAAATCAAATTCAAACTGGTGTATATTGGACTGATACCCTTAAAATGGAACGCCGCTCTCTTGAAAAAATTGCTGAAGGTAAAACTCGTGTATTCTGTGCTGGCCCTGTTCATTTCACCATTGCTTTTCGCCAATATTTCCTTGGATTTGCTGCTTTCCTAATGCATAACCGTAATCATAATGAATTCTCTACTGGAACCAATGTATTTAGTCAAGATTGGGATGTTATTGCTCGTAAAATTCTTTCTCATGCTGGTAAAAATGGTGATGGTGTTGTTGCAGGTGATTTTTCAAATTTTGATGGCTCTCTCAATTCTCAAATTTTATGGTATATTCTTGATATGATTAATGATTGGTATGATGATGGAGAAACTAATGCTTTGATTCGCCGTGGTTTGTGGTATCACATTGTAAATGCAATTCATATTAATGGTCGAACTGTTTATCGCTGCACTCACTCTCAACCATCTGGCTGCCCTCTCAC